CCATCAGTCCGAATGCCCCGGTTATAACTCCCCCCATAAGGGTCAAGCCTTTGCCTATTGAGCTAATAGAGACCTCTACGCCTTTTGCCTTAGTTTTTAAGGCCTCTTCGTCTTGTTTTACTTGGCGGACCGAGGCATCCCACCCGGTCTTGTCCATCGTCAGCTTTCCGACGATGGCCCCGGTCATCCATGCTCCAAGCATTAGTTGCCTCTCCTTTTAGGCCTTATGACTTCAGGCTTTTCGTCTATCCAAGCATCTATCTTTTTTAATTCCCAGTTCAACATTGTAAGCTGGTCTCGATAACTTTCGTCCGTTGCCATACCTGCTCTTGCTGCTTGATATGCTTCCATTTGTCGAATTATCTTTCTCTTTTGAGCCTGAAGCCACCAGAACTTTTCCTCTCGGTACTCAAGGCTATAAAGTTCTTCTCTTGTAAATAGGCCTGGAAACTCAGACGCTATGAGAGCTATTCTTTGTCTCCAGGCCCTTTCGAGTTTTTTTCTTCCTCAGGCTCCTCAGGCGGCAGTTTCTCAGGCGAATAGATTTTCTTTAGGACATAAGACAGTATTTCGTTCACATATCGAATGTCTAGCTGGTCAAACTCTGAATGGTCGCCGAATATAAGTTTCAGTTCATCGTAGGCTCTATGTGTTTTTCCTGATCTTACCTCTCTTTCAATCTTTTGAATCTCTGCCAGAAGACTGCGGTTCAACGGTTTGGCCTCGAGCACCTTGCCGTCCAGCTCGATTGTAATCGGCTTAAACAGGCTTTTTTTAGTGCTTATTTTTAAGCTCATCTCTCGCCTTTTAGGTCACCAAACCTACGCTAAACACACGCCCACCGGCACCGCTTGTCTGATCCGGGAACAACTTAAAGTGAACCAGAAATGTTCGCTGTCCGCTCCTGTCAAATCCCAGCTCAACATCTCTCCAAGGATAAGCCTTGAAGATATGGATCCAGTGCGAGTCGTCAGTATCGGGTTGATTATCGCAAAGAGGTTTAATCACTATCTCCTTTGCGTTCTCGTACATAGCACAGCCAGCCTTAGGTGCAAAGATGTAATCCGAGCCCGACTTCGATAAGCCTGGCACCCAGTTTGCAAGGTCATCAAAGTCCTGCCTTGTCAAAGGAACATCAAGCTGGCATTCTGTGCCGGAAAAGACAGCGTCCACTGCAGTTGAGCCCCAGCGTTCCTCTTCCACATTTTCTACACTGTCGGCAATCCGAAGGGTCACGGTCCCAAGATAAGGATCAAGTTCAATTGGCGTTCCGCCGAAATCCCAAATTACAATACAAGGTCCAATGTCACCGAATGGCCATTTAGGCATGTTAGTCCTCCTGTTTTAGCATGAGGCTTTTTCCAGCCTCCATACATAGTTTGTTGAAAATACGAAATAGCCTTTCTCATCCGGGTTTTCTATCGGCGCTGGAGAGCCGATTGCATCGACGGTCATGGCCAAGTATTGATCACCTGATACCAGAACCGGCAGGTTCCAGCCCGATGTCCCGTGGATGAGTTCAAACAATTCGAAGGCATCGTCTCGAGCCTCGAAATAATTCCTAGCCCTATTCCAAAATTGTATTGCCTTGTCAAGACGGTCCGGAAGATCCGGCTCTACTGCCCCGGGCGAATTTTCTAAAATTAAAAGACATCTATCTGGGATGTCCGAGCCGTCAGGCCGTTTCAAAGGCAGATGCCCTACAAAAAGATCTGTGCCGATCTCCCAGCTTGTATTGTCTTCGACCCATTGAGCTATCTCTTTTATAGGCATCTTTTTTATTTCCCTAATTCTTTATTCAATTGCTCTACTATAAAGCTAATGTATTTTTTGTTAAATTTCAATAATTTTGATTCTAAATATTTAGGACCTGAGCCTTCAAGGGTCCAGTTCCACGCCTTTGGTGCTTCATGTAATCGGGCTGCGTATTCCGTATTGAATCCTACCAAAAGGCTATGGCTACCCTTTTTTGATTCTATTTCTATTCTTTGACTCCGCCATAAGTGCCCGGTCTTGTGCGGGACTCTTGGCTCTTCATTTATTGCATCGTCTATAATAAGAGCGCCGGTTTGAAGCAGGGCGTTTTTTATAGCTTCTGGAAGTTCCTTGTTGTTTAGCTGGTCAAACTTAAGATCAAAGTCTTTTGTGTCCAGTTCAAAGTTTGCCATTTTTTTATGCCACCCAGACCTCAATATGATGAGAAGAAGCTGAATCTTGAGGTTTATTAATTTTTAGAACCGCATACTCCCGATCATTGTAAACAATTAAATCAGTATGATATATGTCAATATTCGCCTTAAAGAAAAACTTCCCTGCGCTTACTCTTTCTTCACCGCTATAATCTGTTACTCGCTTTATAATGTTCATAAATCGACAGGATATATTTGAGACAATCGCCTCGGTCGCCTCGCCCCACTTATCAAAAGACCTTCTCTTTATTGAGCAAGTGTTTATAAGCAAGCCGTCGTATGACATTAGATCCTCTCTAAAAGTTCTTTGAATCTCTGAACTCTGTTTTTTACGCTGTGGTTTTCAAGCACAAATTCCCTGCCTTGTTTCCTGATAAACTCATAATTTGACGGATTTTCTATAATTTTTATAACCTGATTCATTGCTTTTTCTGAGTCTTTCTTTTCAATCGGCACAAAATGAACCCAGGGCTTAAACCCTGCATCGTTTATGTCCGGCGTTCTTGTGGCTATAAGCAATGCACCCGCTGCCGGTATCTCATAATATTTCGCTAGCCCATATCTATATTTTGAATCTGTGGCTATGGAGCAAAAATATCGATTCAAAGTCTTTGCGTAGTCTTCATTTAGTTGAGGCCCGATTTCATATGACTCCAGCCTGCCTCGCCTTGCCCAGCGAGGATGCCGCATAATATCAGCATATTTCCAGTATTTTTGGTTATTTTTAATAGTCGTTTTTAGTGCATCTCGAAAAGGATACAGCCTAGGAATTGTGTGTCCTGTCAATAAGCATTTCATTATGGGTTTCTCTCTGACTTTTAGTCTAGCATATCTCTCATGTGGTGCGAAATAGAGGGGAAAATAAACCGTCTTGCTTGCTAGCTTTGGGAACTTCTTCTCGAAATAATGTTTATAAGTAACAAGGGTTAAGGATGAAACATCTATAATCCTTGAGAGAATCACCCTATTAAGAGCATGGGGCCCTGTAAGAAGAAAAATCTTTTTAGGTCCTTTAATATTCATGGCGTCTTTTAAAAGCATTTGACCGTGGGCACCTGCATAAACCATTAATAGCCCGGCCGTCTTTGCTTCTTCTGTAATACGCTCAGAGTAATTAACCTTGAATCCGCATGACCTCTCTATTTCTTGGAAGAAATGACGGACTCGATCCGAGAGATATTTGTTTTTTATGAAGATTTCCGGCACATAAGCTAACTTTTTCATTTTCTTATCCATGCAAGAAGATTGCTGCCTATGACATCTTTTTCCCCTATAACACTCGTTTTCCATCCTAATTTCTCAAAGAATTTAGGATAAAGGCAGGAAAGATGTCTTTCGTATGGATTCCCTCGCACCTCGCTTTGTTTGTATTTTCCCCACGGGCAAGCGACTACGGCCACGCACCTTGCTATCTTCTTAATTGCTTTTAAAATCGACGGGAGGCTTTCCTTTTCTACATGTTCCGGCCCGTGCCACCAGATAACAACATCAAACTTTCCTATATCCATTTTGGCCAACTCTCTTACATCGCCTTGGATGACCTTGTATCCTAGCTCTAATAAATCAGCAACATTTGGGGGCCACACTTCGAGTATCGTTATTTGCTCAGATCTGAATAGGTCAAGCGTCTCCTGTCGAACTACATTTGCCCCTATGTATAAAATGCTTTTATAACTCTGTATATCTGGCACGGCCTTTAATAGCTGCTCCCTTCTGACTTTCGGGGTCCAAGGCCTTCTCTTATAAGCCAGCATGTTATTCCCTTTCTTCCCGCATTCGCCTACGATGTCTACTTTAAAGCCTAAATCAATAAAAAATTGCTTGTCAAATCTTGAGTAGTGCATTGAGTAATTCCCGTCCGGTTTGCCGATTGCCATAGGATGCTCGTCGGTTATGCCTGAACAAGGGCAACCAAGAACTAGCAGATGCTTTGTTTTTCCCCAGAGGGCGTCCAAGGTAGGCTTTACTTCATGAAGCCGAACATGCTCAGGGCCCTGCCACCACATTACGACATCATATATCCCGGGGACAATTTCTTTCACTTTCCTTACGTCCCCTTCATAGATTGTGCGGAACATTGGGGGGTGTCGAAATGTATTTCGAAACCGATGGCCTGTTTTATTCATCTGCTTTAGTCGTTTCACGGTCTTGGGGTTGATTTCTAAAACATTTATCTTATAACCTGCTCTATCAAATTTGTCCTGTCCTCTAAACATCGGATAATTCCAGCGAACTTTTACACCGATATATAGAAGCGTTTTATAGCTATAAAGCTCCGGGAGACACCTGTCCAATTGGCGATCCCTTTCGTATGCCAAGCTATTTTTGCTCATTGCTGTCCCTATGATGCCAAAGTTTTTTGTCGATAAACTCGCCTATTGAATCTTTATATCTTGTCTTAAGACCTAGAAACTTGCATACTTTCCTAAGCTCGCTTTTCCAGTCGTCAAAGTAATTGAGATAGTATGTAGTAACATAGCCTATATTTATAATGTTTTTTTCAAGTTGCCCGAGATAAGCCCTTATAAGGTCAATGCTTTTCTCATGGCTAAATCCGTTTCTAACCTCTAAGCTTTTCACAATCTCCAGCCAAAACCTTCTGACTATTACAACCTTTAAGCCTTCCTCTTTGAGAGCCTTTCTCCACACCGGCAACGTGATACACGCTCTGGGATCTTTCCAGCCTACAAGTTTATTCTGAGGCCATTTCTTTATAAACTGTATTATGTCTTTCTGAAGACCAACTGAAATGTTGCTAATCTTTTCTGGGGGACGATCCCACCTGCCGCCATTCTCAGCTAGGATCCTGTCATTCAACCTGACAAATTCCCTGTCCTCAAAATGACCTTTAGGATTGTCTCGGTGACCTGAAATTAGATTCTCACCGAGATAAAGTCCGCATTGTTTTAAAAGCCCGGCAACCATAGATGTGCCGGAACGGTGCATCCCGGTTATAATAACCTTCATCTTAAGCCTTTTTAACTCCTATGACAGCCACCCATTTTTGATTGCCGAGATCCTCAATGATGTTTGATTCTTCAATATCGAAATGCTCAGCTATCAGTTCTTCCCCAAGCTCCTTTGAAAAGACATGGCCGGCTCTAAATATTATAAGAGCTTTTCCTTTGGACCGAAGAACTCGAGCATACTCTGATATGGCTTGCTTTGGAGACGAGGCCCTCCTTATCATGGCTCGACAAACTACCGCACTCAGCTCCCTGTCTTTGTAAGGCAACTTTACCTCACCTCGATAAAGATCGTTCAAAGATGAGATATGATATTTTTTCCTTCGAGCTGTCAGTTTTTTGATTAACTTGTCGATAATTTCTTCTCTTTTCATTTTAAGTCCTCCAAACATTGATCTATCCACGCCCAGATCTTTTCAGGCGTTGATGTTTCAAGAAATAATTTTTTGGCATTTTGCCCTATTTTAACTAAACTTTCTTTATTTTCGTAAGCCCAGTCTATTATTTTGTAAACATCAGAGTAATCCTCAGCACAAGCCAAATAATGAACATTCGGCTCCAGCCTTTTCCAGTAAGGAAGCATAATATCAAGAGGCGGCGAGATTGTGCATCCGCCAAAAGCCATAAGCTGGAACTGACCGCGATCAAGTATGTCATTTCTTGCTCCCGGGACACACATGGCTAGAAGCGAGGTTTTAAGTTTCAGCCAAAATGTTTTCTTATCGGTGATGGCAGTATCCACTCGCCCCCTATATCGATCTTTGAGTCTGGCTTGAACATAAGAACGGCGGAACTTGGCCGCTTTCCCTGGTATCTGATTAGCCATTATACATTTTCCTGAGGCCCGATAAATAATCGTTTTTTCCAGCCTGAAATATCGCCCCCAGTCATAAAAACTAATTGGAGTTAAGGGATAACAGCGAGGAATATCGCCGTGACTTGCTTGGCTGTAATGAAATCTAAAGGAAATCGGGAATTCTTCCTGTCTTGAGCTTACAATTTTATGGTCGCCGTAGTCTATCAGAATCTTATAGCCTCTATAAACAATATAAAAACTCCGCCCGTCAACATCCATGCCTTTCTTTTTTATAACCTTTTTCCCGACTGCTTCGGCTAGATTTTCTACAAACTTATAGTGAGTCTTATAATATCTTTGATCCTCGAAAGCAGGAAAAATAATTTGATCGTTCATTTCATTAGCCTGTCAAAGTTTAGGCCCCAGAGATACCCTCTGTTTTTCCTTTCTTGCTTTATTTTTACATCCCTTTCCTTGACCTTCACTGCTACTTGGTGAGTGGCATCATGTAGCCTTCGATGCTGAACTCTGGCCTCAGGACACATTACTAACTTATTTACTCTGGCTGCATAAAGACCGATCTCAAAATCAGAGCCGAAATGAATATAGTCCGGACAAAATACCTGACTCTTTGGGAATCGCTCAATAAACTTACGACCCAAAAGGCCAAAAGCCGTCCGACATCCTTTAACATCTTGCTTAATTGCTACAAGAGCGTCTTGATCTTTTGGCATTTTTTGAACCGCTCGCTCGATGCAATATTTGTCAAACACCAGGTCATCTGAAGCATACAAGACGGCACTATCATGAGTCATGGCAATCGCCTTGTTCATCGATGCTACCCAGTCTCGCCTCTGGGCGTTTAATATGATTTTCACAGGCCAGCCGGCCAAAGACCTTGCTAGCTGGAAGTTACCATCGATCACAACAGTGATGCCGATCCTTTTATAGGAACTGGCTAAGGCGGACTTTATAGTTTCCTTGAGCGTGTCTTCTCTATCGAGGGTAGGAATAATGACATCGACATGAATGCTCATTTTAGAATCTCCCTGTAAGCCTTGACATAGTCTTTAATCTTGTCCATAGCATGCCATTCCTGGAGAACCCAAAGCCTTGATCGCTCCTGGATATTTTTCATCGTTTTAGGATGCTCAATAAGCCAGGCTAATCGTTCCTTGAGGTTGTATAAATTAGCATTAATAAAAGGGTATTTATTAGTCCTGTTTACAACGACGCAAGCAAGGCAAGCCCCTTCAAGCGAGGTCCTGTGCCAATTGCCACTAACTACATCGTCAATAAGAATGTGGGCCTTGCTTTTGAGTTCAAGGTTTTTAAAATACGGCTTGCCTTCAATCCATAAAATGTCCACCCCTTTTTGCACCGCAAGATCAGACAGTATCTTCCTGACCTCATAGTATCCCTTGGACGACGGATAATTGATGCCAAACCGATTTGTGGGAGCAAAGGCGATTGTGATCGTTGAAGGCTTCCGCTGTGGTATAAGCTCGTCAGGGTCTATTATGTTTGGCAATCCTGGGAGTTTATACTCTTTTTTGTGTAAAGGCTGGTCTATGGTATAGCATTTATCGGCAAATTCAATGAGCTGCTTCCAGTTTCCAAGTCGAGGGATGGAGTGAAATTGAGCTAATATTTTTTGATCTTTATGATGACGAATCAGAACAGGAGTCAAATAGTTATGGACATGCCAAAGATCGCTTTGTAAGAGTGCTTTTCTGGCCGTTCCGTTGGCCGTTGTCATGAGAAGATGATAGGGAAATTCCCGGCCGTCCGGATAGCGGCAGGTTTCATTTATTAGAGTCGCATTTATGTTTGTATATTTTTTGAGAGCCTTCCATAGCTCCCAGGGCGCTGCCGCCAGCGGAGTCTTGCTATATATAGCAACCTTCACTTAAGCCCTCCGGTCGTTCTTCGTTCAATGTCGTTATCAAAAACTTGGGCTTCGTATATCTCGATACATTCGGTATTTTCCAGTGCTTCAAACATATGCCATAACCCCGGCTGAATTGTCGTCATTTGGCCTCCGGTCAGGACTGTTTCATCGATCAGCTTGGAGCCGTCCCAGACACTTATTTTTAGCTTCCCTCTGATTATGTAAAACAGGTTTGACTTTTTATGCTTATGCTCGCTGCAATATCCGCCTTTCTTGATCCTCAAGCAATGAACCTCAACATTTGCGGTCTTAAAAATCTGAGTGGTTTCACCCCAGATTTTTCCCTTTTTAGCACCTATCATTTCAGCACCTCTTCCGGCTTTTTCTTTTCAAAGCATTTAAGAGCTGATTTGGGGTTTAAATTTATTACTCTGATTCCTCGCTTTTTTATGATCGGGGCTGCATTGTTGAAGTAATTTATAAAGCTCTTGACAGTCGATTCTTTTTGGGGAACCGGATGCCCCTGATGCCAATGACTTTCGCCGTTGTTGTGCCTCATGTCATAGCCCAGCAAGTAGATAGGATTCGCTCCTAAACAGCAAGCCAGATTAAGAGCGGCATATCCTGAATTGTTGCCGTGTCCTATGCCTTCTGCTTGAGAAAACGGGAAGGCTTTAAACCCTTGCTTGTAATTCCTGTAAACCTTGACAATATACATATAATCGGGGAGGCTGGCTTTGTATGTAAGAAGCCATACCCTGTAAGTCTTCATTCTTTCAAACTTGGTTTTCACCTCGCTTCCATATCGGCCGTCCATCACCCACCTTAAAAATCTTGTGTCCATTGAAAAAGAGATCGTTGGAGTAATTTTGGCAAAGGCTAGATTAATGCCAATGGTTCTGTATCCCTTTAGTTTTGAGAAGTCGAAGTCTTTAAGGCTAGGACCTCCGCCTATAATAAAACAAGGCTTCCCTTGCCATGCTCCGTCCGGAAGCACTTCTCTTAGCTCTCTATTCGTATATTGCTGACTCTCAAACAACATCTTCATGGAGTTAATATCACGGGTTTATCTCTTATAAGTGAATCGATCATTGTATCGATTTCTCGGTTCCCTGTATAAATCTTTCCATAAGCTGTGCCTCCATATTTATATGAATAATCGCCGATTTTCTCAGATTCAAAAAGACTACCTTTCGTTATGCCACCTTCGTTATGAGCTTCGACTAAAGACTTAACGACTTGCTTGGCAATTTGGAAAAGATTTGTTTGCCCGTAGGTCCCAACTACATGGATGTTGTTTAGTCCTCTAGGGAACAAGCCTTCGGTTGATAGTCCTATTTTGTAATAAAGCTCTCCCCAAGCTATGCCGACCGTAGCTCCTGATCCGCACAAGTCAAGATAAACTGAATCTGCATCCCAGCTATACCATGAAGAGGGGATTTCGGTTCCGCAAATATAAACCTCAGTAATACTTATTATATCTGCTTCAAGGCCTAGAAACAGCCTGTTTTTATTATTGCCATTAAGGTATAGGTCAAAGCTCTTTTCGTAAAAATGGGTTCCGGTGATTTTCTCCAGATATGTTTCATATTTCCCGATTATTGCGTCTTTTTCTGAATCGCTGGTTCCTGATGGCCAATTTGTGATGTCAGATTTAGAAACATAGTTTCCCATTTCCTGCCTCTAGAAAGGCGGGGGCGAAGCCATTCCTTAAGGGACGCCTTGAATGGAAAATGTCATCGCCCCCTATTTCAATATTTAGGGTTAAGGTTTATTCGCGCACTCGTCGCTGAGCACAGTAGATGTAGTCAACATAAAGAGCCTTGGCTGCCCCTTCTCCGTTCTGGAGGCCAAAACCCAAAGTCAGCTCTTCGTCATCCGGGATATTTGCAGTCACGCTCCCGTTTGCAGCACAGGTCTGAGGCTCATCGCCATCCGTAAAAACAAACCAGCGGATTGTTCCGTTTCCGTCGAAATGAAAACCGACAATCTTCCAGACTCCATCTGCCAAGTCCACTGTTGTGTCGGTATCTGATCCAGTTCCATCTTTGGCAACTGCGAAGTCAAGGTTCACATCGCCGTCATCTTTCTTGAAAACAACATAATCGTTTGGTGCAGTAAAGAAAGTGGTCCCGGTAATCAGCCCGAACCAAAAATCGCTTTGGGTCGCATCGCTGAGTTTAAACCTGATCTCGGCATATAAAGGATAACCCGTTAATAGCTTCCAGCTTTCGCCTTGAAGAGTAATTTCATCATTGTCATTGTCAGCGTCATCGTTGGTAATCAACAGGACGCCGTTTACCATGTCGGTAATAGCCTCAGAAGCATTTCCGCTTCCATTTTCAGTTGTAGAAATGTTGTAGTGCTCTGAATCCCAGGCATCGAAATCGTCTTCCCATCGGTGGGCCATCTGAGGGTGTTGGTGCATGAACCAGCGCCATTTGTCATGGTTTATATGATAGTTCAAGAACTCTATGTCTCGGATGAATTTTTCCTTCTGGTTAGTTCCAGCTTCAGAGTTAGGATATTCATACATGTTGTCCTCCTAATATTTTCACTAGCTCGGCCTTCTTCATAAAAAAGGCCCCTTTAATCCCGACCTTGGTGGCAATTTTTCGCAACTGATTAATCGGAAAAGACGCATAGTCAACTGTCTCTTCCGGCTCCAGTACCTCAATTTGAACGCTAGGAAAATTGCCCAGCTCCTTTATAGCCTGAGCGTTTTCAAGAATTATCGGTTTCTGTGGGGGCAAGAAAATATTGCCTAGACAGGTCGGAAAATTTTTTCGGTAGCTGTAATTAATGATCCTCGCTTTCATTCTTAGCAACGATGTTCAAGACACCTCAGGAACACAACGGCATTCACATTTTCGATTGCAACTGTGGTCCGCAGGGAATAAAAGACATAGGTCGCTTCATCTGCCGGCACGCGCTGGGTTTCAATTTTAATGTCTCTCTGGATTCCCACAATCAGGTTGTTCTTCGGAGTCAAAAGCACGTCGGTATACTCTCCGCCACCAACAAGACCGTAAGTACCGTCGCTGTCTTGACCGAGATTAGTCGGGAGAAGAGGAACGTCTACAATTTTTACTCGCCCATAGGCCGGTTCCATTTTCCCAGTAAAAATAGCATCGCCGAGAGCCGTTCCTCTCTGGCTCAGAGCTTCCAGGTAATCATGAGTCACTAGGTCGCTGTTAAAGAAAACCATGTTGGCAAGACCGTTGTTCTGCTTGTATTTAGAGGGCATCATCTTTAACATCTGATGGTACTTGAATTCCCAGTTGTACGGAGGATTCGAGTCTTGTTCAGCGATCATTCCGGGGAATTGAAACACAGCATTAGCATCAGCACTTCCGCTTGGACAAGAAGATCCGCTTTCACAGAGGCAGGCATCTAGAATGTAAGCTCCGCCTGTCACATCGTTATAGTAAGCTTGCCCTGACTGGGAATGGTTAATGATGTAACGCCAGCCGTCCCAGAGGCTTCGAATATCGTCGCTCGAAAAGCCGTTCAGCCCATGAGTATCGCCGATGTAGTAAGCCTCTTCAAGTTCATTAGCGATTTTCTTCGCCACAATTCTCATTAAGTGATCTGTAAAAGTGTCTTCATTTTCAATATGACGAACATCTTCAAGATCATCGTCAAATACAGCTATTGCACCTCTTGCCTTTTTAGTAGTCAAGGTGATTTTGTTGTGACTCCATTGTTTTTTGTATTTGGACTCATCGAAGTTGTCAGCCGGATATAGAAAGCGGGCA